TTACGGTCCCAGCTATAAGCACCAGCAGCCCAAAGAGCCATTAGGTACTATATATCTTGAAAAAAAATACCAGTCAAGTAATAATGGGCTACGCCGTCCCTGGAATACTTTTGTGTACATCAGTAGCCGGTATCGTCTCGACGAGTATAACCATCAACTCGTACCTGACCACAAACAAGCCCAAGGACACAGGGTTCAAGGTTTCCATGGCGTTCCTGGTCATATCAATTTTCCTCTTTTTTGGAAGCGCATTTTGGATATACAAGACTTTCAAGGGGGGTGGTGCTACAGCGGAAGAAGGAGCCGGTGGAGACGATGCTGCAGTTGCAGCGGCAGCAGCGCTGGAAGCAAAGCTTGGAGGTATAAACTTACCATCCACAAATGAAGTAGCTGAAGCTATTCCGAACGTGAAGGCGTTTACGAATGTTCCTTCTCTCCGTGCCGCACAACAGGCGTTCAACACGGCCGTGGAAAAGACGAAAGCGGAATTGAATGCACTCAAAGAATCGGTAAATAAACGCTCTGCGAATAAACAGAGTGCTCTCCAACAGGCTGCCGAAATACTTGCTGCAGCTCAGGCAAAGGGTGCCTAGACGCGATTCCAAATCTTCTTCGGGACTTGACACGTTCGGGCTATAGAGACTTTCCGTTGACCCGTACTATATAACTCTCTTTCAGAGTTGCATAGAATGGACGACCTTTCTCAAAAGAGCGTTTTGACGCTCCTCTTAAAAAATAAAATCTCCAAGACAAGTACCACTTGATGGTCGGCTCTGGGGTCTTCACTGACCCCTCGGATTCACATTGTGACTCCTTCTACGTCTTAAACCTCTCAGTACTCGAGCATGTGTACAAAGAGTGGACCGAGGCTCTTCCCCATGTACAACCTTACTATGCAGTCAAGTGTAACCCTACACCTGAGATCCTGAGGACTCTTGCAGACCTCGGATCTTCATTTGACTGTGCTAGTCCAGCCGAAATACAACAGGTCTTGGACCTTGGGGTTGAGCCAGAGCGAATTCTTTATGCAAATCCGTGCAAACGGAATGAAGACATCGTCTTCGCCAAGGCTCGTGGCGTGTCCGCGACCACTTTTGATTCTGAATGTGAACTGCGTAAGATGGCTACATTTTACCCAGAATGTAAACTTATTTTGAGAATTCGGGCCGATGATCCGAACGCTCGATGCCCTCTCGGCAATAAATACGGGGCGGAAGAACGTGATTGGGACGTTCTTTTGTTTACGGCTCGAACGCTCGGCCTCGACATTGTTGGAATCTCCTTCCACGTCGGGTCGTATGCGTCGAGTCCAAAAGTTTTTAGTCTGGCCTTGGCCAAGGCGAAAAAAGCTTTGCGACTTGCGAAACAACACGGATTCAAACCAAAAATAGTAGATATAGGCGGGGGATTCTCGGAATCAACGGGACTTCCGAACATCAAGCCGATCAAGGGTGTGACCATGATTGCCGAACCTGGTCGTTTCTTCGTGGAGCGCGTGATGGAGCTTCACACGCCAGTGATTGGGACAAAGGGTTCGGGTCTGACAATCAGTGAAAGTCTCTATGGTGCATTCAACTGTATACTTTTCGATCACGCCCAACCTCGGGTCAGGGAGGTTCATGACGAATTTGGAAACAAAATTGAGGGACAAACCATCAAACGAACAATCTTCGGGTGCACGTGCGACGGAGGGGACATTATATACAAAGAATACGAACTCCCCGAGGGAACTGACCTAGGCTCGTGGATCATCTGGGAGAAATGTGGCGCCTACACGTGCGCCGCCACTACTCGGTTCAACGGCATACCGTTCAATTCTAGAGAAGTTATTGTAATTGCATAATATCACGTTTCATTGCGTTATTTCTTCGTCTCGTTTCTGAAATTTTCTTCCTATGTTCTTCTGAAAACACTCTACCTTTCTGCGCCTCAGATATTCTCTTTTTGGTTTCTTCGGAATGCGTTCTTCCGTTGGGACCTTTATGAACTTCTGACATTTTTCGGCGAGTTTCTTCGGATGGTGTGCACCCTTCACCCCCATTAGTAAGATTGTATCCATGCGGACTTTGTGTATTGAATTCATTTATAAATTCAACTTCTTTTTTATTGAGTTCATCATCCGTGCAATTGTCCGAACTCCATAAAACTTCGATAGAGAAGAATTCTTTACCATGTTTGGTAATGGCGTTTCTTAAACAAATACAATTTGAACTTTTTCTAAGATGTTGCTTAAATCTTTGTTCTATAGGTTTTCGCGTTTGACCTACATAACACTTCCCATTGACTTTGTTCCTGATCATGTATATCCATCCCATCCTTACCTTGGGCTGGGAAAATAATTGGGAATCCCAAGACGCGTTCTGAGGGTCCGACCCACTCCTCATATATATACATATATATCTAAGGGGTAAGTATATACTTTTTTCATTACCAATTTCATTTTCTCTATACACTCTTTTTGGGAATTCCAATAACTTTCCCATCTACGACCTGAAGCCCGTAAGGTGCGAGAGTTTCCGCATTCACCTTTGTTTTGGGTCGCATATGTGCATCACACCATGAAAAGTACTTCGAGGCAAACTCCCTGATTTCGATAGGCTCCTGGGGACTCCATGTCATGAGAAACTCATCCATATCTTTCCTTGATATTCGTCTTATCTTTTTAAAGGAAATTCACAAGCATATTCTTGAGTTGCGTCTTTCCGGGCCATGTATCTACAAACTCCTTGACCACGTCACGCATACCAAACATGAAATCAGGGCCATCGTCTGGAATCTGACCATCCCACGAATTTTCGTTTAGGTTTACAAATTGTTCGCAGTAAAGCCACGTATCATACTCGCCAAACCCTTCATAGTCTCGAGGGAAGTGTTTTATCATGACGTGATTCACAAAGAGTTTGATAAACTCGTCGATCTTTACAATGCGTACTGGTTCTTCCTTTGTTTCTTTGACCCATATTTCGTTTTTGGATCGGTTTGGCCTGACGAAACATACATTCGCCTGGTCTTTGAACACTTGCGTGAAGAACCAAGGCGCCACAAATCTCTTTGGCGTCTCTGGACTGGGGGCCTCTGGCTTCGCCCACTCTACGGAGTCCAGGCACCTCAAAGACGCCTTGACGGGTTCTTGAACCTCTCCTGGGGTGGCACGGACGAATTTCCATTCGGCTGGACGATCACACGGGTTCTTGCGGGCCAAGTGTTTCCTGAGGTCGGTGGTCCAGTATGGATTCGTCGAGAAGTCCTTGCTACACTTGGGGCAGACCCGGGCCATCCTTTACACTGGGCTGGGAAAATAATTGGGAATCCCAAGACGCGCCACGATGGCCTGGGGTCCGCCAAAGTTCAACGACCGGCCAATAGTTGTAGAGCTGTAACACCGTACCCACCGACGAGACTCACGACATTCGTCATTGCAGATTCAGAGACCCATCGAAGACCTCGACACGTTGGTGAATTCCAACTGAAAATTGAGGTCCAGAACCCAGCACACTGTGTGAAGTACATGTACTCGGCCATGCACCTCACGATGTGAGACCCTATAAGAACAGTTAAAACTTTGATGAAAGAGTTCATATAAGGACACAAAACGTATAAACTTTAATGGAAGACCTCATCGGTCTCGCATACTTCACTGTCATCTTCACGACGTTTGGACTCATCACAGGCGCATGTCTCATGCGTCGGCTCGATGACTTGGCACGTGCAATTGATGATGCAGATAAGAAATACATTGACTAGAAAAATATGGTCGAGACACTTGGACTCGTGTCAGGGGCACTGAGTGCTCTTTCAATTGTACCCCAAATTTATAAGAATATACGATCGGGGTCATCGACTGATATTAGCACACACACAATAGTGTGTGCGTACGTAGCCCTTAGTCTCGGAACCATCTATGGGTTTATGATAGACCACGTGGCGGTATATGTAAGTGACTTGACGATAATAGGGTTGTATATGGTTCTTCACGGGGTCAAGATTTGGAATGATAGGCGGGCGGGGGCGGACTCGGTTGAAAACCGAGTCCTGTACACCCCAGAGACGCCATGGCCTCCAGACACTTATGGCTCAAACGGTCAAGTTCGCAACCATCCCCGTGAAGTACGCACCGAAACGAAAGATGATCGACTTTTCACTGCCTCAGTGGAAGTACAAGTTCACTGAGACGTCGAATGAGGACGTCCTCTCGTGGGTCCGTCAGGTGTACCAGTCAAAGACGTTCAAGACGCAAGCCGAGTTTAACAAGGCGTACGACGAACGTGATACATACATGCTCCGCTGGGACAACAAACCCATGGTTCTCACAGCGGAAGATGTTTCGAATTTTGGGGACGAATTGTGTGGAGAGCAGG